TATTTAGGCAAGTATGGTATTGAATCTGGCTGTATGTGTTTAGAATTTGATTATTCCAATGGAAATACAAGTAGCAAGCCACAGGATTATGGATATGTTTTAGTTGCTTTTGATGAAAATGGTGAAATTGATAAAAACGAAACTAAGCTTTATAAGTTGGGTAGTACTAACAATAAGAAAGATGAAAGTCAAGTTAAGTTGAATTTTTAATCAAATAACGAATTGATTGAGTTTAGTATTTCTCAGGAAATGATTTTATGTATAAGGAGAAAACTATGAAAAGATTAATGAGTGAGTTAGGTTCACTAGACATTAATGAATTAATTTCACAATTACAAGAAACAAGTGACCCCGTAGCGTATCAATATTTCAAAAACTTAAACAAAAGAACAATAATTATTAATGAAACTATAGATGAAAGTATTGTTGAAACTGCGGTACTTCCATTATTAGAAATGGATAATGATGACACTGGTCAAGAAATTAATATTCTGGTCAATACATTGGGAGGGCAAGTTTATAACGGATTATTATTGTGTGATGTGATATCTAGATTAAAGACTAAAACAACTATTACGGTACTTGCTTATGCTTATAGTATGGGTAGTTTGATAATTATGAGTGCTTTTAATAATCCAAATGTACATGTAAGATGTTATACATTCAGTACAGCTTTGGTTCATGGAGGAAGTACTTATGTAGAGGGAACAAGTTCACAGGTAAAAGATTATTTTGCTTTCAATGAGAAATATGAAGAAAAAATAAAAGATTTTATTCTTACTCATAGTAATATTAGTGAAGCAGAATATCAAAAATGTGAAAGATATGAGTGGTATATGACGAGTGACGATATGCTTAAATATGGTTTAGTTCAAGAAATTATATGAATAAATGAATAAAAGGAGATTAATAATGAATCTTATAAAGAAGATTAACTATGATGATGAAGGTATTTATGACGTAAGTTATTTTAGTAATGGTAGAGAAATAAGTTTTGATGATTATATCAGAATTGAGAATGCTTTGGAAGAAGAGTTTGAAGATGATTATGAAGAATGTGATGGTGATTGTGAACATTGTGATTTGAATGAAGAAAACAATAAAAGTAAACATCCTTATGATGTAATTACAGATGAAATAAATGAGATAATTGAAATGATTGATAATGATGCTTGTGAAGATTGTTTGGGTAAGAAATTGATGAGTTTCTTTATGGTCGGAGTCGATATGGGACTACAGGGTGTGTTTGCTAGGAAAGAGTAAGTACACAGAATGTTTGTTTGGTGCAAATATATTTTGAGAGTTCGGTAAGTATTGATAACCGCTTATTCATAGAGTAGGCGGTAGTGAGTACTTATTTTTATTTTATGAGGATAAAAGGAGATGAAAGGAATTGGCAAAAGCAAGTACAATTAAAAAAGCAAGTACAAATACTATTAAGTGTACTTGCTGTGGTGATGAAAAAGTCATAGAACGGAATTATTACAAATCAAATTCAATGATATACAAGGGTTTACCTGATGGTAGGATTGGGGTATGCAAGGAGTGCATTTTAAGTATATATGATTATTATTTAAAAAAGAACGAAAATGCAAGATTGGCAACTTATTTAACTTGTAGAAAACTTGATATAGTTTATATTGAAAATGTATATACTGCCGCATTAAATGAATCTACAAATAAAGGAACGCCTCTATTTGGTATATACGTTAAAAATATTAACTCACTTAATCAATATTCAAATTTTACTTTTGATGAAAGTGATGATTTTTATCATAAAGCAGAATTAAAAGAAAATTTAAATGAAAAATCTTCAGAGCCTATTAATCTTAATGATAAGCGAAATGAAGAAGATGTATTGAGAATTTTAGGGTATGACCCGTTTGAATCTGAAAATCCTGATGATAAGAAATATTTATATAATAGATTAATTGATTTTCTTGATGAATCCACACTCGAAGACTCATTTAAATTACCTACAGTAATTGAGATAGTAAAAAGCTTTAACCAAATAGATAAAATAAATAGTGCTTTAGCTGTAATCACAAGTGATATTAAAGCTGTTGCTAATAATGTAGGTGGAGTTAAATCACTTATGGATGCAAAAGATAAAATGCTTAGAGCAGTATTAGCACTAGCAAAAGATAATGGTATTTCAGTTAATCATAATAATAATAAATCCAAAGGTGCTGGAACATTATCAGGTATTATTAAACAGTTACAAGAAAAAGGATTTACTGAATCAGATATAAATTTATTTGATATAGAGACTATTGGTGGAATAAAACAAGTAGCAGAAATAAGTAATGAAAGTATATTAAAACAATTAATGTTTGATGAGAATGATTATACTGAAATGATAAAAGAACAAAGAACATTAATTGAAGAGTTTAGAAGTAAATGTGAAAAATTAGAAGAAGAATTAAGATTATTAAAAATAAGAAATGCTCAACAAGGTATGTGATAAAGAGGGTGATAAGTTATGGATTTCTATATTAAACCAAATGAGAAACAAATGTCACAAAGAAAAAGAGAAGGTTATTTAAGACTTGCAGAAATAGTTCAATGGGGCAGAAAATTTCCCGTTAGGTTTGTAGAGAGATTCCTTTGAACTAGGAATTGACCTTCTTGATTACCAAAAATATGTATTTATGAATAGTTGGACTACTCCGTTTTGCGTATGGTGTCAATGCAGGAACTCAGGAAAAAGTACCTTAGGCAGTCCTTTTATTATGACTAAATCTTTGCTAATACCAAATTTTCAAGGTTATTTATTAGCAAGTGATGGTTCTCAAAGTAAAGAATTATTTAGTAAAATTGAAAAAATAACTAAAAGAGAAATTTCATCTTTTACTGGATTAACCGATATTTTTTATAATGAACTAGTTAAAAGTACTGCTAACACAGATGGATTTACTCATAATCCTAATAGTTTTGAATATAAACTTTTTAATGGTAGTAAGGTTAATACACTTAACTCTGTTCCAGATAATGTAAGAAGTAAAAGAAGCAATTGCAATTTTTATGATGAGGCGGGGTATATACCAGATGAATTATTTGTTGCCACTGAACCATTTACTACACAAAATACTAACTTTAGCCTTGGTGGAGATGTTGATGTAACAACAAGACCTATACAATTTCCTAATCAATTAATATATGCTTCTTCAGCTTCAAGTATAGATACATATTTTTATAAAAAATATAGAGAGTTTTCGAAAAGAATGTTTCTTGGAGATAAGCGTTATTTTGTTGCAGATATTAAAGATGAAGTTGTTATGAAAGCAACTTATAATGGAAAACTATATCCTGTTGCATTATTAACACAAGAGACTATTGATAATGCTATGAGGGAAAATCCTGAAAAGGCAAATAGAGAATATAAAAATATTTTCTCTAAAGAAGGTGGAGATAATCAAATTATAAAACGTGCTACTATCATAAGAAATTCTGAAGTTAGAGTACCAGTTTTATATAATGATACAGGAAAACGCAAATTTGTAATCGTATATGACCCTGCTCGTTCCTACGATAACAGTGTATCAATGGTTGGAGAGATTATATTAGATAACAATGTAGGATATAAAATGCAAATATGTAACGGAGTTAGTTTTGTTGATGTTGCCAAGAAAAAGAAAACACCTATGAGAACGCCAGAGCAGATTGATTTTCTTAAACAAATGATACTTGATTATAATGGAAAGAATGCGGCTGATTATGAAAATATAGAAGCTGTGATGATTGATGCTGGAGCAGGTGGTGGTGGAGTAAATATTGCAGATTATCTTATGGAAGATTGGATAGATAGTCAAGGAATAAAACATAAAGGTTTAATAGATAAAATTGAATCTGCTGATTATATTTCTAAATTTCCTAATGCAGTAGATAAAGTTAAACTTATGTCTCCACAGAAATATAAGAAAGAAATGTTTGATGCTCTTATTGAAATGATGAATTTGGATTTAATGTCTTTTACTCATGATTACGATATGAAAGGTTATTTAACATTATTTGATAATGTGGAAATTGAAGTAGAAGACGAAAAAAAGAATAAAAATAAAGAAATTCAAAGTAATCAAAGACTATATAAACTTTCATTTGATGAAGAATTATGTTTAAAAAATATTGATTTAGCTAAAGAAGAATTAGTGAATATATATAGATTTGATGGTACAAATGGAAACTATAGATATGATTTATCTCCTGATAAAGTTAGAAAAATGAATGATGATAGAGCTTATTGTTTAGCTATGTTAGCATGGTACTTACAACAATTAAGGAGAAAACATATAACTGGTAAGAAAAACAATAACACCATCGACATAAACAAACTATTCCTCTTTAAACAACCCAACATTAGAAAATACTAAATAAATACTAAATAAATAACCTCATAGAAAGGAGGTAATACATTGCCTAAACAAAAAACATCAAACTCTACAAAAACAGTTACTATCTTAGACACTGAAACTCCAACCCCCACTCCAATAGAAAAACAACAAGAATTTGAATATAAATATTTCAAACTTGATACATCAAAATTAGTATCTCTCATTAAGAAAGATTTACAAGCAACAAATGAAGGTTCAGCATTTTTATCTCAATATAATAAAGAAGACATAATAAGATATTTACAATCACCAATAGCAAGTGAAAAGATACTTAGGCAGATTTCTAATTTATTGTATAATTTGAGTCCTCAGTATAAGAGGTTGTTGCATTATTTTAGTGATATGACGAGATTTGATTATGTGATAGATATTGCTAGTTTAAAGATGCTTGAATTACCTAAAGAAAAGGTTTTAGATAAGTACTTAAAAACAGCAAAATACGTAGATGTAATGAATATTAAACATGAATTTAGTAAGATTACCAAAACAATTTTCATTGAAGATGTTTTCTATGGTTATACATATATGATTCCAGACCATTCATTTACAATACAAAGATTAAATCCTGATTATTGTAGATTAAATGGTAGTGCTGATGGCTGTCGTCGGTTTCAATTTGATTTTTCGTATTTTAATTCTTCTAAAAATAGAGAATCATTGGAAACTAATTATGCATCTGAATTTAAAGATAAATATGAATTATATAAAGAAAACGGTAAGGAATATAGATGGCAAGAATTAACTCTTGAAAATAGCGTTTGTATTAAATTACAGGAAGAATTGGAATATCCAATTCCATTCTTTGCAAGTATTTTTCCAGACGTATTTAATTTGGCTGAAGTAAAACAACTAAATATTTCAAAATTGGAATTAGAGAATTACATTTTGCTTGTGGGCAAGATTCCTTATTTGAAGGAAAATGGTGTTGCCAATAATTTTGGGTTAGATTTAGATACAGCTTTGGAATTTGGTAATAAGATAATTCAACAAATTCCAGACCAGACAGCCTTTTTACTTAGCCCATATGATGATATTAAAGATATTCATTTAGGAGATAAAAATCAGATTAATAAAAATTCTGTAGCTGAAGCAGAGGCTTCTTTTTGGAGTGCTTCTGGTACTAATATGGCATTATTTAATTCAGATAAGATAACTGAGCAGAGTATCCGTTCAAGTATACAGGTAGATATTAATCTTATTACAGGACTTTATGAACAGTTTGCTAGATGGACTAATCGTACCTTAAAACTTTGTATTGATGATAACTTTAAAATTTCTATATTAGATTCGACAAATTTTAATTTCTTAGAATTAGCGAAACATTATCGTGAATCTGCGATTTACGGGTTGCCTGTAAAAAGAGAATTATGTGCAGTTTTAGGACTATCACCATTAGAAGTAGAATCAGCAATAGAACTCGAATCTGTGCTGGATTTTAAGAATAGATTTATTCCATTGACTTCAAGTAATACTATGTCTCCTGATAAGATTAATGGAAGACCTTCTCAACAAGCAGAGGGGTCAAATGGTGGTGCGGGTAAACAACAAGGCGAAGAATAGATAATTAATTATTTTAGAGGTAAATGCATGGTGGGGTATGTTCCCACCTACCTCTTTATTTTTATGTTTAAAATAAGGAGGAATAAATGAAATATACAAAATGGAATTATCAAATGGTAAAAGAATATTTAAAGAACAAAGGATATGAATTAATAAGTAAGGAATATATAAATGCAAATACTTCACTAATATTTAAAGATATTGATGGATATTACTATTTTCAAACATTATCTAATTTTTTAAATAAAAGTCATGTAAAATTTTCAAGTTTTAATCCATATACAATTCAAAATATTAAATTATGGTGTAAGTTAAATAATAAACCTTTTGAACTAGTGAGTAATACGTTTGTAAAAGCAATACAAAAATTAAAGTGGAAATGTTTTGAATGTGGAGAAATTTTTGAATGTGAGTGGTCGGTAATTCAGAGTGGTTGTGGTTGTGGTGTTTGTAGAGGGTTTCAAGTTTCTACTTCAAATTGTCTAGCAACATTATTTCCAGAATTGGTTTCTGAATGGCATCCAACTAAAAATGGTAGTTTAACTCCACATGACGTAACATGTGGCAGTCAAAAGAGAGTTTGGTGGAAATGTGAAAAAGGACATGAATGGAAAACTGCCATTAGCAATAGAACTAATAAAAAGATAAGTAGTAATTGTCCTTATTGTTGGGGTAGATATGCTTCTAAAGATAATAATTTATTAATTAGTAATCCAGAATTGTGTCAAGAGTGGAATTATATACATAACGATAAATTTCCCAATGAATATACACCCAAATCTAATAAAAAAGTTTGGTGGAAATGTAAAGATTGTGGATATGAGTGGAAAGATGCAATATATCATAGAACAGACGAAGGGCGTTCTTGTCCACAATGTAATTTATCAAAAGGTGAAAAGGAATGTAAAAGAATTTTCATAACAAATGATTTAGTGGAAATTAATCAAAATGATTATAGTAAATTATCAGAAAAAGACAAGATATATAACATATATTTTATTCCACAAAAGGAATTTGATGGTTTGGTGGGTTAAAAAAATGGTAATTTGTCTTATGATTTTTATATTCCAAAGTACAACATCCTTTTAGAATATCAAGGGGAATACCATGATAATACCGCAAGAAATCAAACCAAGCAACAATTCAAAATCCAACAAGAACATGACCGTCGTAAAAAAGAATACGCACTTAAACATAATATTAATCTATTAGAAATCTGGTATTATGATTTCGACAAAATAGAAGAAATATTAACTAAGGAGTTAAACAAATACAATATAAAACTTTCTTAATATATACATACATAATAAAACATTATTGAGTTAAAGGAGAAATAAATTATGGGAAACTTTGTTTATTGCTTCGATAAAGATTTAGCAGATAAATTATCTTTAACTTTAAAATTATTAAAACAAGAAGTAATGGATAATAAAGCCTGTTGGATTTTTATTGTTGATAATAATAAATTCAATTTCGATGAGTTAGATAAATCAAAAATTATAATATCTAACAGACTTAATTTCTAAGAAAGGAGGTAGTTTGATGGAGAAAAAAGAGCCAAAGACTATGAGGTTTAAAGTTGAGTTTGGAGAGAAGTTTGAGACTATAGGTAATTCTGGATTTAAAATGGGTAAATGTAAAATTGCATATGCAGGAAAGAACAAAAATTTTTCTGACATACCTAGAGAAGCATTTGAAAAGGCTAAAAATACTCTTGCATTAATTCCTGTTGTTGGAAATTGGGTTGGTGCAGATAAGGGTGGCTTTGGAGGTCATGATATTTCTATTGAACTTCAAGGCAATAATATAGACTTTAAACCACTAACTATTCCATATGGTGTTGTACCTGAAAATAATAATGCACAATGGATTGAAGTAGCAGATGAAAATGGGAACATGAAACTTTATTATGAAACAGATGTAGTTTTGTGGTATGACAGAAATCCAGAACAGGTTCAATTTATTATTGATAATAAAGGCGTAAATCAATCTATGGAAATTAATATTATCAATGGTAAATGGTCTGAAGATTACAAGTATTATGAGATTAATGAGTTTGAATATTCTGCTCTTTGTTTATTGGGGAGAGATAATGATAATCCTGAAAATTCAGTTGAACCTTGTTTTGAAAATGCAGAAGTTACAATTGCTCAATTTGGTTTAGACAAAGACGAATTTAAATCAAATTTCACACAGATGATGCAAGAATTAAAAGCCGCTTATGTAGAGTTAGAAAAGAAGGAGGATGTTCCTCCAGAAGATTCAAAAACTGAAGATTTTTCTAAGGAAGATGATGAAATGGAAAAATTAATATTTGAACTTTCACATGATGATATTAGAGCAATAATATGGGACAAGTTGAACCCCGTTGATGAAGATGGTTATAGGGTTTGGAATTATTGGATACTTGAAGTTTTTGATACATATTGTGTAGTTCAGGATGAGAAAGAACCTAATGATTATTATAAAGTACCTTATACAAAAACAGAAAATGATGAAGTTGAGTTGGGTGAATTTGTAAAAATTTATCTAATGTATTTAACAGAAGAAGAAAAGACTGAATTAGAAAATATGCGTAATGAGTATTCAGAATTAAAAGAAATAAATATTGCTCTTCAAACAGAAAATGCTCAACTTAAATCTGATAATGAAGAATTATCTTCATATAAATCTCAGAAACTTCAAGAAGAAAGAGAAAATGATGAAAATATACTTTTCTCAAAATACGA